GGCTGCGAGTATTCCGGCGACTAGGATAATGTCAAGGCCCATTAGACTTCAACGATCCTAAAGACGTTTGTTAAGTGTCGGCTAAAGAAGCCGGCCATCGGGAAGCGGCTGACGCCGGACAAAGGATGCGCGTGAACCATCTCGCCGCGCCCCTCGCGCGGCCGCCCCGGCCAGCCGATAAACATAGCGGCGTGATTAGAGACGCCGCGCCTTGTCGTGTCGAACGCGAGCAAATCGCCCTGCAAGAGCGGATCTGTAGGCGCGATGCGCTCAATTGAAAATCCGCGCGCCACGTGCTCCGTGAAGTGCTTGACAACGCCGTTTAGAATCCGTTCGTCCGTCGCCGTCAAATACCAGTCGTGAGGATAGTATTCCCAAACAACATCCGTTAAGATGCCGTACTCAAGCAAGCAAGCGCCTAGCAGCAGCGTACAATCGGCGCCGCGCCCCCGAATCATTGTGCCGTGCCGGTACGGAGTGCCGATCCACGAGTCTATGATCGCGAGCATCCTTGCGAAATTTTTGTCGTCCGCGAAGTGCGCTATCAATGGAAGCCCCATATGACCGGATTGCGGCTCGGAATGTATGGCATTCCGAGGAAGTGCGCGAGATTGTTGTACTTATTCTTGCATGTCTCCGGATCGCCGTCGCAGCCAGGATAGGCCGTCGCTGTTAGCCCCGGAACGACGTACTGACCAAACGCCGTTTGCAGCGTTAACGTGTTGCCGGAGTGCGCCGTTATTAGCCTCATGTCGTGGCTTACAACGACGTGACCGCCCCTAAACCATTCGCTAGGCCTGGCTCCCCATGCCGCGCATGATATAGTGTTGCCTGCGATGCCGCTGATCTTGCCGCTGACTGCATAGGCCGCCAAGTTTAGCGCGCATCCTCCATCAAAAATGTTATGGTTGCAGAACGCTTGATAAATAACCCGAGGAAGCCGCTGCCGAAGAAACGCGCTTCGGTTTTCACAGGTGGCCTGAATCATGTTGCCTTGAACCGCGACGTTCGTTATCTGGCCATCGAACAATATGATATAGCTTGACAGATCCGAGGACGTGGCCCGATAGATCGTGACATTCGTAGGCTCGACGGGCTGATTAGCAATGTACCGCTTGAGCGTTCCCAAGATAAGCGCCGTGATCGTAACGCTGACCGCGCCGAATTCGGTGTCGCGCTGAAAGCCGGAACGCTTAATCGGTCGCGCCAGCCATTTGTTACCAAGAAACGTCAAGTCGTTTCTGTATGATGTGAAGCGCTCGGTCTCGTTTCCGGTGATCAGCCGATAGAATTCCGGAATCGAGTCTTGCGCGTGCTCCGAAAGATTCGATGCGTAGCTCATACTGCGCCGTACTCGTTGACCAATTCTACAAACTTAAGCGAAAACGTACATATCGACGGCGTTTCCATTCTAATCACGAGATCATCGGAATCAAGCCGTACCAGCAGCAGCCTGCCCATTCGTTGATAGTCGCCAAGGTTGATATCCCGATCAGTGTCGCCAGTAAATGATAAAATAAGTTCGTCGTCGTTTTTGTCGTACTCTGCCCCGGTGATTTTTCTTGTTATGAGATCGCCGTTGTTCATTATCATATAGAAGCGTTCGTAGCCGCAATATTGCTTGTCGAAGTTGTTGTTGATACAAGCGAGCTGCGACGATCCATTAGGCGCCGACCGCTTTAGATCGAACAGCGAGCGCGGATGTTCGATCCAAAATTGCTTGACGCGGCCCCGGCAGCCGTGGAAAAACGCGAGAACGGCTTTCTCTTCGGCCTTCGACGTACAAACAAACTCTGTCTCAAAATTGATCGGCACGTCTTTCTCAAGTTGCACGAGACGATGCGGCGTGCCGCGCTCGGAAATGACGCGCCGAAGCATTACGATTTCCGTTGACGGATCGCGCGCCCAATTGGGAGAATGCCGCCACAAAGGCGCCGAACCGAGATCCCTGATATCGTCGGCCATCAGTTGATAAACTCTTCGAACTCTAACTCAACGACCGAGTGCCGGTCCGTCGCTTCCGAAAATCCGATGCGCTTAAGAAGCCCGAAAAAGATAGGATATACTCTGATGTTTTTTATAGCATACGCCCCTGTGATCGGCCGCGTCGTCTCAATTTCGTTCGCGCTTATCGTGTCGATTCCCTTGATTTCGCCGACTTCGTTAGCGTGGTCGATAATCATCACGTATTCAGCGTTGTTGTTTAGGTTGTACATATCGGCCGTCGGCGTGGCAAGTTTTATCGTTGTATCGCCGTTATCTGCTTGCGTCGGCACAAGCATTTCATTATAGATCGGAACGCCGAAAAGTTTGTCGTGAGCATACGAAGCGAGGTTGAAAAATACCTGCGACTCGCGCGCCTGCACAAGGTATTTGGCCGAAAGAATCCGGATCGGAAGATCGAACATCGGCCGGCGCTGCTCGTGGAAACGCTCCGTTTGAAACATCACGCTATCGAACCGATAAGTAAGCGACGGCGGAGACTCCCAATTCGGGGGAACTGCCATTGAAAGAACACGAATGCCGGAAACAACGACTTGATAATCAACGCCGCCGATTGTGATTGTCCATACGGTGGCTTGAATAGCCGGTCCGACTTCATGCACGGTCAAAGGAAGTGTAAGCTCCGCACCAGGCTGTAGGATTCTTGGTAGTTTCGGAAGCAACAGCGTCGTGCCATCCGAATCTACGCCTGCTGCCATTGAAAAAACAAGTTGTTCGTCTTCCCAAGCATTCCAAATTTCGATGTTCGTTATCTGATCTTCGGTAATGAAGCCCGCGTCGATTTCAGTCGGAGAAAACCAAAGACGATTAAAGATAAAATCGCGGCCGTATGTTGTAGTTAAAAAGCCTTTTTGTTTATAAGAAAAGCCTATTTCTGCTTCATATTTATGATTAACTGCTATACCACAAGTAAATATTTCAAATTTTTCTCCGGCAGTTTTATCAAACAAATCCTTGTTTGCTGAAACAAACAGATCTTCCTTATCAACGCCGTTGAATAAAAAAGCGGCCGGAGAAATACCAACTCGATTAGCCATCAGGCACTAACCCTAAATGCCATTCCGTATAAGTTAGACATCGTTAGTGATGGAAAAACAATATATGTATCAGATCCAAATTTAATTTTTTGCCCCATGGATAAGCCGGAAAAGTGTATCCACGCAAATTGAAACGCTCCGCCTACATACCAAAACAATGTTGATGGATCCCTAAAAAAAGCCGTTGGTTGTATAGCAGTACGCTTTCCGGAATATGCGTTGTATCTAAGAAGCTTATCGCTATAATTAAATACTCCGGTTACAACGTCCTTATTGTAGCATATGTTGGTACACAAAAATCCGCCAGCTGAATATCCTATATAACGCGCGCTCCCTTTCCACCAAAGAGAAGTTATACCATAGTTTGTTGCGACGTTAGTAAGAAAACTGTTCCAATTAGTAAGGTTATTTGAAAAATTGTCCCAATAGTATGTTGATGATGTCCCGGACTGACAACCGTTAAATACGCAAGAGATCTGAGTTTCATCTTGAAGTTCTTTGTTTAGCTCTGGAATTCCAACAGCGAATGTTGCTATGTGAGACGCAGCAAATCCTAAAATAGCAATTAGAATTCGTTTATTGCCAAAGAACCAACATCCATTTGAGAACGCGCCTTGTGGTATGGACATATATGTCCACGTTGTATTATAAGTGTCCTGTAAATGTGGTATAGTCGATACAGTATCTTTGTAAATCCAGTTGTCCGGCTTTATTCCTTGATAATAAAGCAAGCGCCTTATTCCATCTCCGGCATCCATGTAAAATCTAAAGCAAAGCTTTTGGCTGCCGTGGCCGGTTGATTTGCACTCTAAAAAATCTTTATTGCCAGCAACCCATCCATATTTTCCGCCGCCAATTGAAGACCATGCTTTGCTTGTTTGAAGCTCGGTTGTCCATCCGCAACTAGTGGCGAACGACGATAGCTTTGACAAAAAGTCTTGTGCGCTTGTGATCGTGACATGTCGTATATCTTTCAAAATCGGAACGGCCATAAGATCTCCTAATTTTTATTTCAATTATCAAGAAGTAGTTGTTATTTCTTCTCGCTCAATAGCCATAAAATCATTATAGACCGACGAAGCTATGTTGTTGAATACTGTGCATCGCCTGTTGCTAATATCGATAGTGTCTTCCGATTGTAATGAACTTCCCGCCGCCCCGTAAACGCCATCAAGATCCATAAAAACAGTTGTCTTTCCAGCTACATATACTGGATAAGTTAACATAGCATTCTTTGATGGTGATCCTACAAGAGTTCCCGGAGTCGTTACAAATTGCGTGCGCGGCTCAAGAGAAACTCCCATATCCTGCCCGGAAGCAAATAGATATTGGTTAGCCGGACTAACTATAATCGTTGCGTGTCCTTCGCTATTACTTACATAAGAAAACGGAATATACTTTCTCCAGTTACTAGTTGTAGACGCGTGTGACGTAAATGATGTAGTATAGAGCTGGCTTCCTTTGTTTACTAGTGGATATGGATACTGGCTAGGCGATCCAAAGCGCCGTCCGAATCCCAAATAGCCCGATTCGTAATTGGATCCGTTTTTAATTACAAGAACGATTCGTTGTCGATTTGAGTAAATAAAATAGGATGTCGTTCCACGATGTTGAAGAGGGATCGATGGAAGCTTTTGATATGTTTTCCATGTTGCTTGATAAGTTACAAAACCTAGTTCAACAGCATTATACAGCCAACTGGTCGGCGCTGACGACGGAAAATAAACATAACAATTGAAATTAAGACCTCCGCTTGATCCTCCATCATAGTAGAATTCGCGAAAACCAATAATTACATTTTCTTGGCCGGTCTTTCCCGTGTTTCGTATAATCAGCTCTTTGCAGCCTCCGCCGAAGCCTGCATCTGTTCCGTCCATATTAGTTGTGTTACGATATAGCAGCTCTTCCCAATCGCGTCCCGGCTCGCCGTAGATATACTTGGCTTTGATATCGCTTCCGGCATCTGGTGCCGTGCTAAATACGAGCGCCCAATCGCCGTCCTCATAGCTGATAGTTCCAGTTGTTAGTGATCCAGTCGGATCTTCGTCAACGATATTTCCGGAACCGTCGTCCGTTGCTTTGAAGTCAACCGTGCCGATGGTATAAGTGATCGTCAACCGCCCAAGGCCACAAGGAAAGTGCGCGAGCGTACCGCTGAACGACGTGATGTTTCCGTCCGGTGTGTTGTCGATCACCTCGGCCGCAACGGCCGTTCCGACGACAAAGCTTCGCAGCGTATCTAAGACGCCTCCCGGCCCATACGGAACGATGTTGGTGCCGGCCTGATATACAAGCGTTCCAGATTTGAAAGCTTGATTGAAACTCACCGTTCGCCCTCGTTCAAAATTTTATTGACCGCGAACCGGCGCCGTGTCATCACGTTCAGAACAGCTTCCTCGCCCGGCCGCGACTGCAAATGCTGATCATATTGCGACGGATCAACGACGTTGACGATTGTCATACCACCGCCGGACTTGCCGCCGGACGGAGCCGAAGCCGAAGATCCGGCGCCGACATGGCCGCCGGCCGCGAAGCTAAACCGCGAGGACGGCGGCCGCGAAGGCGCCGAGTAGGCCGCGAGGACGGAGCGCGGTACTGTTCGCCGGCGAATAGCTTCCATCGCTTGCTCGCCGTAGTATTTGACGGCCGAGACCGGATGGACAAACTCCCCGGCCGTTAGCATGGCCGGAATGTTATCGGCGCGATCGTTGGGACTCCATCCTTCGACTGACCCTCCGGCGGCCAAACTCTGATTGCGGATCATAGCGACGCGCGCCATGCCGCTTGCAACGGCTGCCGCCGCTGCCGCCGCCCCGAGCGCCGGTCCGACATAAGGGATATTCGACAAAGAATTGTAGGCTTTCTGCGCCGACTCATACGTCGACATGATGGTATTCACGACCGCAAGCGCTTTTTGTGCGTAAAAGAACTCTTTTGCTTTCCGGCCGCTCGCTTCGTACATATCGCCGAAAGCCTGCTCCGTGGCGTCGAGCGTCATTTTAGCGGCTTGAAATACAGTCTCTCGGATGGCCTTTTGTTGCTCGGCAAGAAACGTTTCCTTGCCAACAATCATCGCCGTCCGCGCGTCTTGGAATTCGGCCTCCGTTATCAATTCCTGCTCGCGCGCCATTTTTAGCGCGTCAAGTTTAAGCGCCAACTGCTCTTCATAGTCCGCAAGCTCTGCCGCCTGCACATCAAACATCGAGCGGCTTTCTTCCGGCGTTTGGGACAAGGCGAGCTCGCGCAACATCTGCCTTGCCGCAAACTGCGCCTCATGCATTCTCGTCTCTTCCTCGAGACGAGTCTTCGTCATATTGAGCAATTCTTGCTGATGCTCGAACTCGGCCGCGCGCATTTTATCGTACAACGCGACGCGTCGCGCCGGATCTTCCTCTTCTTTGATTAGCTCTTCAAAGGCGACGCGCTCGGCTTCGCCGCGCTGCTTAGTGATCGTGATACGCTGATCCCAATACCGCTCCCAAGTCTCGATGCCCGCCTTATACGCCGCCTCAGAACCGGCGATAGTTTCAGCTAACATCTGCTTTTGAAGATCGGCTTCAGCACGCGCGCGATCCGACGGCTTAAGGCCAGCGGCCAGTTCTTCGCGCTGGCCGGCCGAGGAAAGCGCCGCGAACCGCGCGGCGTCGGCGGCCGCCTCTTCCTGCATTCGTTTTCTAAGAGCGTCCTGTTCCTCGGCTTGCCGGCGCGTCTCTTCTGCCGCCAGCTTTTGATTGTTAGCAATGCGCGCAAATGTAGCTTCGAGCTTAGAGACGGCTGACTCTTCGCTTGCCAACGCAACCAAACTATCGGCCGCGCCGACCGCGATAGTGTTGTAAAGCTCGGCCGCCTCTGCCGTAGTCTTCTTGTAGGCTTCGCGCTGCTTTTCAGTTTCGGCGATCTGCGCCGTCGTGCCCTCGATGAGCTCTTTAGTTAGTTGCTCGGCCGATCCCGACGTCGAGCGAAGCTGCACCTCAAGCTTCGCCATCCGATTAAGCATGTCGGCCGATATGAACTTCGCGCCGAGCTCGCGCGCGACCTCGAGGAAATACCGAAGCTCTTCAACGATCCCGACGATTTTATCTGTGATCCATCCGAACGCGCGCGTGGCCGCGTCCGCGACTTTAGCGAAAGCAAGATTAAGCCCGAGGATGCCCTCT